TTTTACAAAGAAAATTCTCTTGTCGCGGTCAGGCTTAAAAAAGAAAAGATTCTTCGATTTTATCTCAAAGCCGAAACCCCTCCCTCCGACTCGATAGCCACAATCTGGGCTGTTATCAGCATGAACTACCAATAAAAAATATCGACAGTAAAGTGTAGATAACCTTTAAATCGTTTGCTAATATCGGCAGCGATTATTAGCGAGGCTACTAGTACAACAGCTAATAAAACAAGCTTGATTGCTTTTTTATACGGGAAAGTAAGCAAATATAGACAGCGTTTTGTTTGTGTCCACCTAAATGATACCAACACACAAATCGCGGCAAGGAGAAAGGATTTATGTCATATCCAGAAAATAATGAAGATGCTCGACAAGTCCAGTTTATGCGTGAAGTTAAGATGCATAACGATGGAGTTGAGCGCGCCAATACAAGAAGAGAGAAACAGGCCCATTTATCAAAGGTCTCTAGCAACCATGCAGTAATTGAAGACGCTATTGGTAAGGTAGCAGCGGCTCTTGACGTAGCCATTCAAGCTGAGAAAGACAAAGCGCAGGGCAGAAAGTTTCTGTGGGTTACTTTAATTGAAGATATCGACACTATGGCACTAGCCTACATCGGTCTCAATTGCATGATGGACACCGTGGGCCAAGGCGGCACGATGACAACATCAGCAACCGCCATCGGTAACAGGATTGAAACAGAGCATTTTGCAGTTGGGCTTAATCAGTTTGGCCTTAAAGAGGCTAAAGAAATAGAGAAAAAAGCTATTAAAAACCAGCCGACAGAGTACAGAAGGCTGGAAGCAGTAAAGGTACTTGCGGCACTTAAAGGCTACTCCCGTAAAAAGTGGTGCTTAAAGCGAAGAGTGACCGCTGCAATGCCTGTTTTAAATGCTGTACTTGAGTTCTCAGATATCTTTTATATCCATGAAGAATATACAAAAAAGAAGACAATGAAGTACATCCGTATACTTCCCGAAGTTCGCAAAGCGATCAACACAAGTGACGCTGATGCTTCATGGCAGCAGCCCATGCTTGGTGCAAGCATCATACCCGTTAAACCGTGGGACTCTTTCGACACTGGTGTCTATCTTGATGAGAGGCTGAGTGGCCTTGTGCCTTTAATAAAGGACGCTACTTACGCGCAGCGGAAGTTTGTTGAAAGAGACTTTGCGCGGTGCAAATCTGAAGGAAAGCTCCCCGATTACGTTGAAGCACTCAATGCCATACAAGAAGTACCCCTCGCGATTAACACTGACGTTTTAAAAGCAGTTAGATGGGCTTGGCAGGAAGGTAAGGCTATAAAGAAGTTCCCCAAAAGTCGGCTCCTGGATGTACCAGCGAGATTGGAAAACTGGGGAAACCTAGACCGAAAAGAGCAGATGAGGCATGTAAGCAACTGTAAGAAGATCAGAGATACAAACGATGCTACGGTTAGCTCCATCATTGTCATGGATAGGGATTTAGCATCGGCAGCAGAACTGGCTGAACACGAAAGGTTTTACTTAGGCTGGAATTTGGATACGAGATGCCGCGTTTACCCTGTCAGCCACTTTAATTACCATCGTGATGACCACATCAAGGCGATGTTTAGCTTTGCAAACAAGAAGCCTCTTACAGAAGATTCTGATGAGTGGCTAATGATTCACATAGCAAATTTAGGCGACTTCGACAGGACATCTAAGAAGTCTTTGGAAGAAAGAGTGCGATGGTTTAAAGAAAACGAAGACGATATTCTTTCTGTCTTTGTAAGCCACGAAAAAAGCTTTGACTTCTGGTCACAGGCCGACAAGCCGTTCCAGTTTTATGCTGCCTGTGTCGAGTGGGCAAAGTACAAAATCCACGGTAATGGGTATTTGAGTAGTATCGGCCCATCGCTAGACGGCTCATGCTCTGCAATACAACATTACAGCGCAGCTTCTCTCAGCGAAGAGACCGGAGCCTTAGTAAATCTTGTGCCAAGCGCAGAGCCTCAAGATGTCTATCAGACTTTGGCAGATGAGGTTGTCGCGGTAATTGAGGCGATATCGAAAGGTAAGCCCGAAGGCCATGAAGATAAGAAATTGGCTGATCTCTGGCTGTCTTACGGTGTCACAAGAAAGGAGCTAAAAACCAATTGCATGACGTACTGCTACTCTAGCCGCCCCTATGGGATGGCAGAGCAAATTAAAAAGCAGATCATGGACGCGCTGACAGACGAGATACTACATTCTGATGTGCCTATTGAGCATCATTTCGGGGACGCAAAACAGCAGAATGCAGCTTCTAAATTCTTAGCTAACATCTCGTTTACTAGCGTCCAGAAAGTACTTAGTGCGGCAAAGCAGGGCATGGAGTTTTTCCAAGAGTGTGCGAGTGCATTGGCCAAAGAGAATAAACCGATACATTGGCGTACCCCGATTGGCTTTCCTGTGACACAGAAGAAAACCAGATGGAAATCAGAGAAAATAAAGGTGTATCTATATGACCGGACGGCCAAGGTCAAGAAGAGAGCGCAGATTGGTCTTAAGAGTCCTGACGGTGACAAAATCTGTGTCAGACAATCCAAGAGTGGTATTTCACCAAACATCATTCACTCGATGGACTCTTCGCACCTACTGAGTACAGTCCTCGCGCTAAAGGATAATGGAATTAACGACTTCATGTTGATCCACGACTCTTTTGCTGTACCTTGCGAAAGTAGTTGGGACTTGTTCTCTATTGTTCGCGAGACCTTCAAAGAACAGTACTCAGGGTTCTGCCTTTATTCGATGATCTATGACGCTACTTTGGCGCAGCTTTCGGACACAAGCCCATTGGATGACTTGGCGCTGCCCAACAAGGGCCATCTTGATCTTCTTGTAATCGCAGAATCAGACTTCTGCTTTGCCTGACAGCTAAACCTAACCTCAATTAGACCCTCCCTCCAAGCCCACTTTTTAGTGGGTTTTTCTTTGTGTCCACCTAAATGATACTACCAGTTAAAATCTACCGAAAACCCCAGTAAGGAAAACCAAGAATGCACCCAAGAGCGCGTTTACTTTCGTTCGTCCAAATTATCTCTAGCAGAGGTGACCGACTTCCTCTGCCGATGATTGATGAAGCTCAAAGACTAGGTATTTGTCTTGAAACACTCATCACTACCCGTAAGAAAAGTGAAAAAACCAAACCTATCAATCATTCTAAAATTAAGGAGAGTCCACATGGCTCGTAGAATAAAATTTATTACTCCAGTTGGCACCGCAGTTTACCCACACCTAAATAAGCCTGATACACAGTTCAATCCAGATGGTGTCTACAAGACATCGTTAGCGATGGAGAACTGTGACGAGCTAATCGATTCCTGTGAGAAGCTAGGCCGCGAAGAGTTCGGTGAGAACACTAAGTTCAAGATACCTTTTGCAAAGGACGAAGAAACTGGACAAATGGTAATGAAGTGCAAGTCCAAGTATGCACCTTTGATCTTTGACTCTGATGGTCAAATCATGGTCGGCGAGCAGATTCCTACGCTATGGGGTGGCTCTATCCTAAAGCTTGGTGGCTCTATTTCGGCCTACTCAGTAAGCGGCTCCAAAGGCATCAGCCTTCAATTAGCCAAAGTCCAAGTGATTACCCCAGTCGGTGGAAACAGCGATGAAGACGCTGGGTTTGACTCTGTGGACGGGGGCTTTATCGCAAAGGAAATACTGAAAGAGGAATTTGAAGATGCGGCCGAAGATGCAGCAGAAGAAGAAGTGGTATCGGAATCCGCAGGTCGATTCTAAGAACGCTGTTGGTCGTAAACACGGATTTAGGTCAGGCTTAGAAGACAAAATCTCAAAGCAGATAACTGAGGCAGGATTAGAGTTACTGTACGAGACAGATAAGATTGCCTATGAAGTGCCGATGCGAATGTCACGCTATACCCCAGATTTTAAGCTACCCAAAGAAGGTGGCTTTTTTTATGTCGAAACAAAAGGCATCTGGGATTTAGAGGATCGCAAGAAGCACCAGTTTATCCGTGAGCAACATCCAGGCATTGACATTAGGTTTGTATTTTCTAATGCCAACAACAAACTCTACAAGGGATCGAAAACAACCTACGGAAGCTACTGCGACAAGCAAAACTTCAGATGGGCGCATAAGACGATCCCTGATGAGTGGCTGACAGAATAGTCAGTCGAAGGAGAGCGAGGGGGTGGCCGAGAGGTTGCCCCCTTTTTTATATTTAAGTTAAAAACAAGGCATAACAAGATGCAAAATCAAGAAGACGATTCGCAAAAGATACAGCACATTTCGTGCGAGAAATGCGGGAGTGTTGATAACGCAGCAGTGTACACCGATGGGCATACTTTCTGCTTTGGCTGCCAAGCGTTTGAAGCTGGCGATGGTGGCAGTACAGAAATTAGCCAACAGCACCATAAGCGCCCAACAGATTTGATTGCAGGCTACTACACTACTTTGGAAGTCAGAGGCATATCCGAAGAGACCTGTCGTAAATTTGATTACCAAGTGACCGACAACTACAAGGGTAGACCTCACCAAATAGCAAACTACCGTAATACCGAAGGATTAGTGATTGCTCAGAAGGTTAGAGATGCCAGCAAAAACTTTTCGATCCTAGGTGAATCCAAAAACATGACACTGTTTGGTCAGCACCTTTGGAACTCTGGCAAAAAGCTGGTGATTACCGAAGGGGAGCTTGATTGCCTTTCAGTGAGCCAAGTACAAGGCAACAAATGGCCCGTGGTCAGCCTTGGCCAAGGTGCATCCAGTGGCAAAAAAGCATTGATAGCCCAGTGGGATTTCCTTATGCAGTTTGAGGAGATCATATTGATGTTTGACCAAGATGATGCTGGTCAGAGAGCGGCCCTAGAGTGCGCTGAGTCGCTCCCTGTAGGCAAAGTAAAGCTCGCGATACTTCCGTACAAGGATGCCAACGAATGCCTTCAGAAAGGAGAAGGGAAGGCAATTATCGATGCCATTTGGAGAGCCAAAGATTGGCGGCCGGACGGGATTGTGAGCAGTGATGACTTTCGGGACATCATCGGCAAGTCAGATGCGGCAAGCACTGTTAGCTACCCTTACTCAAAGCTTAATGAGATGACCTTGGGCATACGCACTGGGCTGGTCACGATTTGTGCGGGAAGCGGTGTAGGCAAGTCTACTTTCATTAGAGAGATCGCTTATCACTTACATACGAGCGGGCAAAGTGTCGGCCTGTTGATGCTGGAAGAGACTAATAAGAGGACGCTACAGGGACTTGTAGGGCTTCACATGAAGAAGAACATTATTATTACGAGTGGTATTGGTGAGCCTGAGATCGTTGAGGCTTATGACTCGCTATTAGGTGGTAACCCGATCTATTTATTTGACCACTGTGGCTGCACGGCAGTTGACACAATCATTAACCGAATCCAGTACATGGTCAAAGGTATGGGCTGTAAAACCATATTTTTAGATCACATATCGCTCATTGTCAGTGGCATGGTCACCGATAAAGGCGTTGATGAGCGTAAGCTAATTGACTCGATAATGACCACGCTTGCCAAGCTGGTGCAGGAGCTAGACATCTGCCTTTTCCTTGTCAGCCATCTCAAAAGACCAGACGGCAACAAAGGCCATGAAGACGGAGCTAAAGTCCAATTAAGCCAGCTTAGAGGCTCACATGCCCTCGCTCAATTAGCTGATTTTTGCGTAGGACTACAAAAGAACGAAGACGATCCTACCGATGATACCCGCGAAATAGTCTTACTGAAAAACCGATTCACTGGCGAAGTAGGACAAGCAGATACCCTTGAATACACCCGTGCAACTGGACGGCTGTTAGAGGCATCCCCCGATAGATTCTAAATAAAAACATTTAAGGAGAGACCCTATGTCTCAAGAGCAAACTCGTCTTGAAAAAGACTTTCTCAAGTTCCATAAAGAAAACCCAGATGTCTGGTCATTGTTTAAAAGATATACAAATGCAGCCATCGCTACTGGGCGGGGCAACTATTCTGCCTATGCAATCTTTGAGCGAATCAGGTGGCACCAAGACATCGAAACCCGTGATGACCTAGGCTTTAAACTGAACAATAACCATCGGCCATATTATGCGCGATTGTTCCAAGCCCATTACCCTAAGAAAGCTACTTTCTTCCGCACTCGACAGCTTCTATCTAAGCGCCCACAGCAAAGCGAGTTGGCATTGTGAGCCGCCTAGTTTTCGACATAGAGACCAATGGGCTGCTTCCCGAATTAACAACCATCCACTGTATTGCTATTAAAGACATTGCCCAATGTGATAGACGGGTTAACTCGATGAAAACCTTTAGGCCGCACCAGATTGAAGAAGCTATCGATATCCTGGCGAATGCTGATGAGATCATCGGACACAATGTTATTGGTTTCGACATACCTGCAATCCAGAAAATTTATCCTGATTGGAAACCGAAAGGCAAGGTCACAGATACGTTAGTGCTATCTCGGCTAATCAAAGCTGACCTGATGACCGAGGACTCTGTTAGAG